CATCTCTAAATGCGTCATATAACACAATTGATCTATACTAATGTAATAACCTACATGCAACTGCTTACCACTATGATTATCGTATAGGTGCAAGCAGAAAGGGTAGTGTTGGTCTTTGTTGTAGAACACTTGTGCTGTGTAATCTAATAGTTTAAATGTTTTCATATTACTTCTCCTTGATTTGTTGCATAAAAATACCACAGTAGATTATAGGTGTGACCACTGCGATTCCACATAACATACCAAGTATTCCAATCACAGGTATCTGTAGAAAATACTCAAATCTCGTGTGCCCAAACTTAGGATCAGGTTTGTTGTTTTTTACATAGCCAGTCCATGTAAAGCTACCACGTAAGTTTTGTTTAATAAAAACACCAACATCTTTTTTAGTAAACAATTTGTAGGGTTGTAAATCAAATTTCATTGTAAATCTCCTTTAACTTGTATAACAGGTTTAATCTCATCGAAGTAGAATACCAAACCATTTGACGTAACGCAATCGTTATAAACATATTCTACAATGTACTTACCACCAATAGGTATCGTATCCGCAAGAGTACCACGTTCAATATTATCTTTGTTCAGGCAATAACAGAATGCCTCTCCCTCTACCCAATCTGTTTTCATATCACTCTCCTAATTACATATTTATTTCGATATAAAGAGGATACTTCACATAGCATTCTCTTGTCAACATAATATTTATATAAATAAAAAGAGAGCAACCTAAGTCACTCTCTTATGTTTGTTATTTCTTTAGAAACTCTTTTAGTTCGGTAAGACCCCCTATACCTACCTCTACCCCATGAACAATGCCTGTCACGATAGGGAATGACCTAGCATTATGTGCAATCACAGACAAGTCCTCTTTTGTATAGTCAACACCAAGTGTTTTTACAACGTAATCAACACCTTTCATTTGGCACAACAACTTAGCTGAATCACATTGTTGACAATTGTCTTTAGAATAAATAATTAACATATTACACCTCAAAATCTAAATCTAAATCGTCTGATAAATCATCTACAACACTACCTTGACGATAACTGGTATGTTGGATCTCTTGTGAAGCAAACTGCAATAGTGAACGGTCAATGTACTTGTCCATAAACTTACATGGATGCTCCGTAACTACTTCTAACTCATTCTTAATACCAACCAAACTACAAACAAAGTTATGGAAGTATAGATTTAATTGGTTTAAGTTTTCTTCCGTTAAATTAGGTAAGCTACGTCCTTCTGATAAAAGGTAGTTGTTCCAACTCTGCTCCCCTTTAGTGATTGAATGAATAATCTCAGAACATTCATCTGAGACTTCTTCATAAATATCAGACCAACCATCTACATAACGAGTAGCTTTGATTAACTCATAACTCATTCGTCCATGATATAACTCATCTCGTGCAATTGTGGATACTGTTTCAGAGATACCTTGAAAGTAACCTAACTCAGCGATAGCAAATGTTACACCAAAAGATGACATGAAGCTAATGCACTCCATAGCCATAATAGTGACTAAGGCTTTCGCCATGACCTTCTTCTTCTCCCGTAGAGGTAAATCATGATTAAGATTATATAAAGCATTAAAGACTTCAATAATCTTCTTACTACGAGATAGAACACGAATGTTCTTATAAGTATCAACTAAAGCTTGGTCAGGGTTCATACGAGTCTGTTTTACGATGTGAGCATAAGCTTCACCATGAATAAACTCAATACAAGACCATTCACCAATCATCCCCTCTGCTTCACTGTTAGTTACATGAGGAAGTAACATAGCACCGATAGAGCGTCCTGCTACACTATCAGTTGTGTGTTGCCAAGAGATAGCAAGATTCATAATGTCTACAATTTCTTTAGGGGCTGTATCCATGTCTTGCTTATCTTGCGATAAACTAATCTCTGTAGGATACCAACGCCCTCCACGTTGCTTCTCCTTTAGCATTTCAATTTCTTTATTAACTACATTTACTGTGTCAACCAAACCAAGACTATCACCAAAGAACATTGGGTAGGTCTTTGTGATATGCCCTGTGTTTGATTCATTAAATACTGTACGTGTCATTTCCTTTCCTAGTTAAAAGCACCCCTTTCGAGGTGCTGTGTTTCTTTATAGTCTGCAACTCTCACAATCAGCTTCTTGAACCTCTACCGATTGAATTAAGTCAAAGATACTAACCTCATCATCATCGTAGGTATTCACATAATACATACTCTTGTTACCAAGTTTAAAGTGAGCAACCAATTCTTTAAGTAATAAAGATAATGGTTTCTTACCGTTCTCAAACTTACGAGGGTCGAAGTATGTATCTGCACTAATACCTTGATCAGACCAATCTTGTACAGCACTATAGTAACGACTTAATGTTACGTTGTCTACATCCCAAGCAAGAAGATTCTTACCTTGCTCAAAACCTTTACAGATGAATTGAACAACACCTTTACGTGACTTCTTGTTAATTACAACCTTACGTGGAGGGTAAAGACCATTTGTAACCCCTGATGCTACAGCACTGCTTTCAGTAGGCATGTGAGCAATTAGTACAGAGTTTACACGAGGTTTACCACGGATACTCTCCCAATCCATCTTAGGTGTAAATTTACCTAGTTTGGTATCAACAGGTAGCCAATCTAAATTGACACCTTTAACCTCAATACCTGTTTCTTCTGAAAGCTTTTGACTTGCTTTATATAAGTAGAAGCAATGTTTTTCAGCTAAGTCAGATACAAACTCTAAACTAGCTTCACTACCGTCATAATCATAACCTTGTTTGTACAAGTATTCAGCTAAACCAGTAATACCTACACCTAATGACATACGCTCTAGCATTGTACGCTCATGGTTCTTAGTCATCTTAGGACATTTAACAATAAGCTTATTAATGGTCTTAACTAAGGTGTAAGCAACTCGTTGGTATTCCGTATCATCTTTGATATTCACAGGAACTAAAGCCCCAAGTGAACAGAAAGCCGTTTCTCCGCTTCCGTTATCTAAGTATAAATCTTCCATACTTTCATACGGTTTTGTTGGTAAACAAATCTCTTGACACAGATTAGAGAGTTTGATTACATCTAAAAATGGAGTATGTGTATTAGCACGACTTACATTAAAGAAGTACATACGCCCTGTTTCTTGTCGGATCATCAACACATGCTTTAATAAGTCTAATGCTTGTGCCTTTTCACATTTAACGCCCTGTTCGATATGCTCTTCAACAATCTGATTATACTCATCAACACTGGCTGTATAGAACATCTTATGGACATGAGGAGCATCGTTAAAGTCAAACAAGTACCAATCTTTACGATTAACAACAGCATCTAAGAAAGCATCATTGAATATGAAACTATAATCTAAACGGTCTAAGCGTTGCTCGATGTCAATTCGTTGTGACTTCCATAAAGCGATATTGTAAACTTCAGGGTCAATACAAGTAAAACCTACAGTAGCACTACCACCTCTAGTTTCTTGAGTGAATTGTTTAACCCCTGAATCCGTATGTTTGTAAATAGGATGTTTACCTAAGTGCTTAATACGTCCTTCTTTAACATCACTACCTTTAGAACGTGTTGTAAACTCAATACCAATCCCTGCTTTCTTAGCCGTCATACGAACAGCTAGGTGTTGTGCAACTTCAATACTTTCAACACTATCTCCTGCACTGATAACACAACAAGAAACACCATTAAAATCTCCGTTACGAATACCGTTCAGTACAGGTGTTGGTAGGTTAGTACGAGAGTAAACAATATCACGAGCTAAGTCATAAGCATCTTGCGTATCTCCATGTAACCCCAAACCAATACCAATAGCAGCGATAGCAGGAGTTTCAACAGTCACCCCATTAATTTTCAATAAGTATTTGTCTACCCATTGACTTACCTGCCATGATTCAAGATGAATGTGTTTTAACTCTTCAAACAATTCTTCTTGCTGTAATGAGTAAGTAGGGATAGTATCTTTACACCAAACACCTTTGTTAATTAAAGCATCACGAATCTCTTTAAAAGAAGCTTTGTTTACTTTAATACCGAGTTGTCGTTCAATGTTCTTTCGTAGTTGAGCTGTCTCTAAACGAGAAGCTACTCGACTATAAACTAAATCTTGTTTACTGTAGCACACATCAATCATAGCTTGGTGAATGTCTTTACTGTGACATAACTCAGGGAGTTTAGTGAAAGTCTCAATAGCTAACTCGCTCCAATCCCCTCCAACCTTAGATGCGTACTTTGCCCACTTTGACAACTTATCTAAATCAAATTTCTCAACACTTCCGTCTGCTTTAATAACTTCTTTAATCACTTATCTTTCCTCTAATCCTAAACTAACTCAATCCCATTACAAACGTCAAAACTGCGCTGGTTTGTAATACCATCCATTTCACGCATCATACTTACATCATCTGTTAAACACCGTACTTGATGTGAAGCAAACCTTGTCTTTAACCACCCATCGTCAACTCGCTCATTCACGGTAATACGTGGACTATTATCCTCCTCCTTGAATCTATTGATTGTAACTAACCCCTCATCAATCTCAACCTTATCAGGTAACGTACAACCTAGATTCCAAAATAGCTTCTTTAAAGCTTCTTTAACTTTAGGATTATCTGATTTGAAATGTTCAATCTCAAGTGATGGTGTAATCTTCTTTAATTCGTTTAGTGTAAAAATACAACTTACTTTCATCCATGTTCTCCTAACAGTTTCAATACTTTCTCTTTCAACTCTGTACTTCCTTGTTCACCATAAACTTCATAAGAAGCTAGTAGAGCATAATGAATTACTTTAGCTAAATCTTCAATACCGTTCTTACTCTTATAGCGAGAGATATACTTTACAACATTACCTTCACAAAAAGAGAGGTTATTTTGCATTGTATACTCTAAAGGTTGGATACCACGATCTTTATAATGACCACCACCTTCTTGAGCGATTAAAGGGTTGTATACTTGTGTTTCTTCTTTACCATTGACTAATACAAGGTCAGAAGCGTGGTATGAGTAAATATCCGTATCAATCACAACCTCCTCTCCTGTTTCAGCAATCCAAGTAACGAAAGCTCTTGTCCCTACAGGAGACAGTACCTCCTCTCCACCGAAGTGCTGTATTGTTTTATCTAACTTTACAATCTCAACTTTATCACCAACTCTAAACTTATCTGTTTTTAAAGCATTCATTCAACCTCTCCTCGAAATATTAAAACACAAAGTTGTTACTCGTAATGTCAATATCGTTAATATCACTAAAATAACAGCTTAGAAGAATATTATACAACTTCTAACTACGAATAACAACTCTTTGTGTCTATTGAT